AATGACTGCCTGAGTTGAGTTATTAGTTAATCTTACTGTAGCGGCAGTTGCACTATAGGCATTTCCTGATTGCGAAAGGGGGGCTACTCTATCATCATTTAAATATATGGAGGACTGAGAATCTACTAAACCTTGTATAGGACCTTCTGAAAGAAGATCCGTAATAGAAATTACTTGCCTATCTCCGGAGGTATACTGCCCCGTCATATCCAAGCCTGCTAATCGTATATTTATATTATCAAACATTTTTTTGTTTTTCCCCTCTTAATTTAAGCTTGTTGATACTTCTGCAGTCGTAGTCTGATGAGTAATAACATTACCATTTGCATCTACATATGTATTATCTGTTAAATACCCTGAATTAGAACCTCTTCCTTGAATTACCTCAATTGCAATAGGTCTTCCTGGTACTCTTAGTTCTCCATAAAGAAGAGGCACAGGATCGCCTTCTTTAGCGTTACTTGCCCCTCCCGAAAATAGATAATTAGTAGGAGAGTCTTGGTCTACGGCGGGATCAGGTGCCATGATTTGTTGTATACCTGCTAAAGCGAGATTAGCTGCAAACAGAACAGTCATACTGCCTGTAATAGTTAAGCCTCCTCCAGCCGCGACCATAAAACCGTATCCGCCGGCAGGCGCTGTAGCTGCCCCTAAACCTGCGAATCCTCCTGAAAAATAAATTACAGCAATGATAGCAATTGCAGCAAGTATTTTAGTAATTCCTTTTTTTGATCCTGCAGGTACAAGAGCTATAGTTATGTCTCCTTTGACTGCTGGAACTAATAAATCTTCGTGCTCTAATTCACCCTCTTCTGTGTCTAGGATAAAACCTATGTCTTCTTCATGACACTTTCTAAGATAAGGTAAAAAATCTGGTCTATTAGCATTTATACACCTAAATATATCTGCATAGTCATCTGTGTTTACCACAAATTTTGTACCAAACTTTTCGCCTAGTTCTCCTTGTAAATACACATTACGCTGCATGACGATAAACTCCAGTTATATACTTTTTCCAAAAAGGGTATAGATTCTCTCTACAGGAGATTCTATTTTCTGCATGATGAAAGAATAAATCTTCCCCTAAATAAACCCCACAATGATTACCTACAGTAGCTTGAATTGTAAAAATAATCACATCATTTTTTCTCATTGGACCTTCTTCTACTTTAATGTATCCATAATCTTTAATTATTTCGTCTGTAAAATAATCCAAACTCTTTTCCCACCAGTCATCTTCAAAAGCCGCTCTAGCAGGTATGTCTATATCTTGAGAACTTAGATAGTCTCTCATAGCTTCAAAACAGTCATTAACTCCAAACTCATACTCTCTACCATAAAGAACCTTATTAGCTCTTTCAGGCTGTACGACAGTCATATCCATAGTAGGGTAACTAAATATATAATAAGGTATTCCTAAAGTATTACAATATTTTTTATCATTTTCGCTAGGCTCAGAGGAAGCATCTGGATGACTATGTACAATTCCTACTATATCTCCTCTCCTACTAGCTGCTATATACTGTTTCGAGTCTATAACAAAGGAGTCTTCATCTTCAGAAACATTATCACAAGGTATCCACTTTTTTTTGCCTTGTACGGCTATAAAAACTCCACAACCTTCTTTTGGGTAACACTTTTCAAAATGTTCTTTTATTAACTCTATATTCATATTTAATACTTGACTGTTCCAGGGAAAGATCCGAAAGGTAAACGAGCTGCAGTACTTTTTCTGCCAGAAGGGGATTGATTTGCCGATGTTTTAACAACAGGTATAACTCCATATCTAGCTTTACATGATTGCAAAGTTTTTCCACATATTTCTTCTCTCACCCAATGACCGTCTTTGTTCTCTGGAGCGTTATCTTGATTACCGCTGTGTGCGGACTTCCATATCGTGCCTCCATAACGAACATAGGTTCCAGCACTGTAAGAAGTTGAAGAAGAGTAGTCTGTCCATGTAAATACTTGTTTCCAGAAAGCCGAAGTTTCTGTAGGAGTATTTCCTGTTCCAGCAATTATACACAACCACTTTTTACCGGAATGAGTTACATAATTATCAGTAGTATAAGCGGTATTGGAAGCGTAAGTACTAAAAGAAGTTGTTGAAGCTACTAAAGGTCTATCTTCAAAATCAAAGTATGCATTGTGTGAAAAAACATTATCACTACCATCTCTGAATTTATAACTATTATCGGCGTTCCAAGTACATCCACCTGTATTTGATTTGTCATGCCCTTGATATTGCCAACTACAATATTTCCCGACGACCACTCTTCTAGGAAGTTTTATACCTTCTAAGTCAAACGGAGTTGCTACTTCAAAAGTAACGCTTATAGCAGTTTCAGATGCTATTCTATCTATAATATATTCTTGAGTACGAAGCTCTATCGGAGGGCTTGCGTCCCCGCTTTGTCCATACAAATATTTTTCGAAAGTTTGTCTTCTTATAATTCTTTGTCCGACTAAATCATCATGTTTAAAGTTTCCTAGCTGAGAGGTAAACAATGCACCAATATTAGCAATTGTAAGAGTGGGTCGAGAAGGTGCTCCATCCGCAGAAACTTCTAACCCATCTATCAGCATAGGCATAGGAAGATACTCTCTAACTGTATGGTCTGTCTGATTTGCAGTACCTGTGCCTGTGCCTACTCCTGTAGCTACAAAAGAAGTGCCTGCAGTATTGTTTAGAGCTCCAATTGAAGTAAACCCTGTTCCGGAAACAATAGTATAAGTTTGTCCTACTATAAAATTGCCGGCGCTTATAGGATTAGTTGGGGCTTTTTTATCTCTAAATTTTATCTCATCTAGAGACTCAGTAAGACCTGGATGTAGGTATAAAGTGGTTCCGTTAGGTAGACTTACTTGAAATAACTCTATTAAACCAGAATTAATTTCTTGAGACTGCACATCAGTTGCTATTATGTTACTCATGCTTCAAAAACTCTTTTTAATGATAATGTGAGACTATAAAAATCTTCATAGTCATAGGTTACGCTGTAATTAGTTGCCACTACTTTAACATCTCTTTCTCCGGAGCGTGTAGTGTTATTTGTGTCTGGCATTGTAAATAAAAACTTAGCTACGTTTTTTTGTGCATCTAAAAAGGAAACTATATCATCTATGTCTTCTTTTGTACGCGTTTTGAAACTTAAAGAATAAGTTTCTTGTAAACTATTAATTCCGTCCTTTATTCTTTGCTCATAACCGTCACCAAATTTTGCGGTAAGTACTCTAGGTGCAATTGATTTAGTCATAGACTTATCAGGAGTTGCAATTAAAGTACCATTATTTTGTTTAATTCCTATTGTCATTATGCTACTCCGTAGGGGTTCAGAATTCCACCTGAACGTTTTTGGTTTTGTAGCTCTGATTGGACAGCTTGTGCAATTGCTCCCCCTAGCTTATCCATATCCGGACCCGTGCTACCTTCTTTCTTTTGGGAAGCCCCATCTGCAGAAACATTAACAACAATATTATTGTTAGTAGCTCCGCTATCTTTCATCTCTACTGGAATAGACTTTCCGTTCGGTAAAGGCACTACTGCTTCTGTTCCATGAAGAACTGCAGGATAGCCGGACGTAGAACCTTTAGCTACTCCACCTGTTGCATATCCAGATACTTTTGCACCATTTGAAAAAATTCCTCCGTTTCTACCGGTGGGCGCCTTTATACCTAAGAAGTTACCGAATCCGGTTCCTCCCAGAGTACTTTCCAACATCTTCATAACCATTAACTTAATAATCATTTTTGCTATATCTGCTATTATTGCTTTTGCCATATCCGCAAAGGCTTGTTTAGCAGATTTTGTACCGTCTACTAGTGATTGAAAAGCTGACTGCATATTAGACTGTAAAGAATCTCCAATTTGTAAACCCATTTGAGCCATTTCATTTGCTGCTTTAGTTGCTGCCCGGCTTTTTTCTTCTGCTAGATCTATTTCTCGTTGACCTTGTTCCATTAACTTAGTATGGGCTGCTAGACCAATTTCGTCAATAATAAGTATTCTATCTGAGTGCATTCTTTGCAGATCGTTTTTCTTTTGAAGCAATTCTATTTTTGCTTGCTCTGCAGCTAAGTCTGCTTGCTCCCTCTGTCCGAATGCAGAATTTAAGTCTGCTTTAGCTCCTACTTGGGCTACAGAGGTAGTATTTCTTTTGTCTGCTAACTTTTTATCTTCTGCTTCGATTGCTCTTAAATTCTCTATAAAAGCATCTATGCCTCCTGCATCTTTAAATCGAGCGTCTAGTTTTTCTTTTATATCTGTAGTCAGTCCTAGAGTCTTTCCTGCTTCGGTAGCTGCATCTCCCATACTGCTTATTTTTGAGGTATAGCTTAAAACTGCTTCTGCACTGCCGCCCTTTAAAGCACTAGACATATTTTCTAGCTTATCTTTTGCTCCATCAATATTTGCGGTAAATCGTCCAGCATTTGCAGTCAGCTCCCTTATTGCTTTAGTATTACCTTCTCCTACTGCCTTTGCAAATGCAGGAGATACTTTATCCAAACCTTTCATTTGTTCTTGAATTGCGGCTAAACCTTCTGCATATTTATCTGTACCCTCTAAACCTTCTAATTGTTCAAACATGTCTAAGACTGGAAGACTCTTTATGCTTTCTGCTCTTGCTCTGTCTGCTTTCAGGGGGTCATAGTTTTTATCTTTTGTATTAAATACTTTTCCAGATAAAATAAGATTTAACTCTTTTCCTACACTTTTTGCAGAATCTTTTATATCTGCTAAAGTCTGTTTGTAGTCTTCGGCTGCTTCTCTGCCCTTCTGCCAACTGTCTGCCATCTTATATATAGAAGTAGACTGTACTGCGTTTTCTATAGAATTACCTAAATCGGTTCCGAAAGTAGTTTCTTTAGTCATTTCAAGATTTACTCCTGGTATTCTATTAGCTTGTTCTTTTACATAATTTATGGCTTTAATAGCTCCATTTACTATAACTTCTATAAATTTTAAAGAACCCTTTACTACAGAAATTATACCATCCATTATACTTCTAGGCGCATTTACGATCGCCATGATTAAATCATAAATCATTTGTATTATGCCGAGTATGACTGTAGCTTTCATAGCCATATTCATTGCTTTTCCAAAACCTTTTGCAGCTTTACCCGCAAGGATTAAACCACCTGCAAGCTTTTTCTTTATAGTAGCACCCGTAGCTTTTGCTTTAAGACTTAATTTTTTAAACATAGTACCTATCTTGCCTGTGGTTGATCTTGCTTTAGTTTCGGTTTTAGCAAGACCTCCTCCTATGCTTCGTGCAATGTCTATACCTACATCTTTGAAAATGCCTTTTGTAATTTTTCCTGTTTTTTGATACTCTCTTTCTGCCGCAGCTAACGCTTTTTTTAGATTTGCTTTATCAGGTCCTTTCATTTCGCCTGCTGCGGCTCTTGCAAGTATTGGAGATTTAGCTCCTGCTTTTACAGCTTTACCCGCCCCTGATTTTAACTCTGTAGCGCCTTCCGATCTTAAATCAGAAGCAGATTTTTTAGCTTCTTCCAGTTCTTGTGTATATTGCTCTACTGCTGTTTTTGCATCTGCTGCTTTTGTAACTTGACTATCAAAAAACTCTGTAATAGCATCTTTTGCCTCTCCAACAAATGGCATATTTTTTGCAATACTTAAACCAATAGCACCAAAAAATAAAGCAGCTACGGTTGCATTTTCATTAAGAAAGTTTGCGAGAGCTCTAAAAGGTGGCAATAAAAATTCGGATAAAG